AAATTTGGAACAGTGACAATATGAAATCATTGCGCAAGCAAATGATTAACGGAGAAGAACCTAAAATTTGTAGCAAATGTTTTGATCGTGAACGTGTTACTGGTGAAAGCGGACGGACCTATAAGAATAGAGATTACTCAAAGGTAATTGACATCATTCCAGAAATTACAAGACCGGACGGTACTTGTACTACAATGGATCTCAAATATTGGGATTTTCGTTTTAGTAATTTATGTAATTTTAAATGTCGTAGCTGTGGACCACGTTATAGCTCAGCATGGGTGCCTGATGCTAAAAAGATGAAGTGGATCGACGAACAAGATAAAGTATGGAATATCGAATCAGTTAACGATACAAATAATTTTGATTTTTTAAAACAACAAATTAATGTTGTTGAAAAAATTTATTTTGCCGGCGGCGAACCTTTGCTCATGCCAGAGCATTGGCAAATTCTCCAAATGCTAGTAGACAATGATAGGTTTGATGTAATACTAAGTTATAACACAAATGCCAGTACATGGATCTACGGAAAGAAAAATGTATTAGACTTTTGGAAACAATGGCAATTCGGCAAGCTAGAAGTATGGCCAAGTATTGACGAGATTGGGGAACGTGCCGAGTTAATTCGATCAGGCACAGTTTGGCATAAGGTGGAAGAAAATCTTAAAGAATTAGTTAAATTAGACAATGTTATATTACGCCCAGGGCTTACCATAGGCGCAATGAACGTATTTAGATTGCCCGAAATCATAACGCATTTAGTTAGCATTGGCGTCATTCATCGGCACCCTAGGTCTAGTCATATTAACTACAATAACTTTTTTATTAATTTACTAGAAGATCCTAAACATTATCACGTTCAAATTTTACCAGACGACTTTAAAGAAGAAATTGTAATTAAACTTAAGAAATTTATACAAGAACATAATTTAAAATATAACACTGATTTAGACCCGTTATTTTCACATATCATTCATGAGTTGAAAAAACCGCATAGTCCTAAACATGCCAAGGAATTTTTAGGAATATCCAATCGACTTGATAAAATCAGAGGGGAGAGTATTTTTGAAACGATTCCAGAATTAGCTGTTCTTAAAGACATGTATGAAGGAATATATGATACCTAAAGATGTTATGGATGTTATAAGAATAATTTTCTTAGACAAGCATGGAACTCGTGCCGGAGCACTAGATTTTCAAATCTATCATACTACACTTGCTCAACGTTGGCTTAACACTATTAGAGAAAATCAGTTAGACACTGATAAGACTATCCATAGTGTGTTTATGAATAAAACATTAGACGACCTATTAGAAATTCATAATGAGATGAATGAAAATATTAAGATTATTAATCAATTTTATCATACATTAGTACCTGTATACAATACAGATACTGCTCTTACTCACCAGCAATTGAATGAATTGCATCATCATTATGAACAGTACGGAGACTATATCAAGTTTATGCCTATAGACCTCGACTCAACAAAGTTGATACATAATAGCTTTTTAAGACTTAACGAATTGATTCATATATACGAATATGCTGTAGAGTCAGGAAAAGAATTTCCAAATATGAATATGTTATTTGATTATTATCCGCAAACTATTTTTAAACCTATACAGGAAAGAGATAAGCATTATCTTAGATGTAATTATAAATGGGGACAATTATATTTAGGTTATAATACGTTAGGAAAAGATTGGTCTGCTACGTGTGCCGATAATGATCTTGATCTAGTTAAAAGACAAGCAGTAAGGCCACAGAGACGTTTTGCAGCTGAAGCATGGATAAATTTTAGTAAAAACGATAATGAATACGCCAACGCAATGGTTTTTGAAGATTGGTACGACGATCTTGACGAAGAAACAAAAAAATTAGTGCCGTATGACGATTTGAATGAATTAACTATGGGCAAATTTTTAATAGGAGAAGTAGTTATAAACAACAAGTTATTATCATTCAACTATGATATTAATCAATGGCTCTTACCAGATAGTAAAACTAAGGCTGATTGGAATAAGAAAGTATTTTCAAAATTCCATAGCATAGAAAGCGTTGAGGTACTTCAATGGAAGTGAAATCAATTGATGAACAGAAGATCCTGTTCATGAATAGGAGTGAGATTGCAGTTTACGATGCTGACGCATTACATGCTCAACAGTTGAACAACTGGAACGGATGGTGGTGTTCCGCTGGTGTTAGATCATTATATGTACAGCATGACGGACTAGTATATCGTGCCACTTGCGAACAAGGTGGCGCAATTGGTAGTATATATAACGAAAACTTTAACTCGCATCTAACTGAAGAATGGATACAATGTACTAAAAATACGTGTGCGTGTGGCTCGGACATGCAGTCATTAAAAGTAGTTAATCAAGAAGACACATACTTGGCTACACGATATTCTATGGAAGATATTGACTATTCAAATTTAAAACTGGTTGACAAAGTTGAATCCCCTACAATTTCTTTTTGCGGGGCATTTAAAGAATATAAGTTAGTAGTTTGGGAAATTGGTCGCAGGTGTAATTATGATTGTTGGTATTGTTTTCCAGATAGTCATAACACCTATGAAGGCCATAAGACTCTTGGTAGTTTCATGACCGGGCTTGAAAGCCTTCAATTGTTCTGGGCCAAGGGATCTAAAATGAAGTTTGTGTTCACTGGCGGTGAACCAACTTTTAACCCAAACTTTTTAGAATTTGTCACGCATCTACATGATAATTTATATCATATAGCCCATACTACTACAAATGGTAGTCACACAGAAGAGTATTATAAAAAACTTATACAGGTAAGTGATATTGGATTCAGTGCGCATTTATCATATTTAGAAAATCCTGCGATGTATGATAAATTTTTAAAAAATATTCGAGCCGCAGAAACTAGTAGAGTTAGTACTGAGGAATCAAAATTAAATTGGTTAGGAGTAAGGATTATGTTACAGCCGGGCAAACTTGAACTAGCCACTAGACTATATAACGACTGTAAAAAGATTACATCTAACATTACGATAGATTTTATCCATGGACATGATAAAAAAATCATACCATACGAAGAAAAAGAAATTATTTGGATGACAAAAGAAAATGGAAATACCTCCAGAAATTAACGAGTCAATGTGTGTCCTTCCGTGGGATTCTGTTGCAATACGACCATATAGTGTAGCAATGCCTTGCTGTCGATTTAGGACGGATACGGCATTTGGTACGGCTAGTAATGTTCGTCTAGATTTTAGACATAGTCCAACATGGGACGACATTCGTCAAAGAATGCTTGATGGGGTTAAACTTCCAGAATGTAAACAATGTTATGACGACGAGGCTTCGGGAAAATCAAGCACACGTCTGCTTGATACTCAAGCACACATAAAAATACATAAGACTTTGCCTACAACCATTGAGCCAGATAAAATACGATTTTTGGAATTTGCATTTAGCAATCTATGTAACTTGGCCTGCGTAAGTTGTAGTGCTTGGTTTTCAAGTACGTGGGCTACTGAAGATTACAAGCGAGGTAGATTGTGGCACCAAATTCCAAAAGTATTAGTTGAACATAACTCCGATGTTGATAAATTAGATCTAAGCTCGCTTGAAGTGCTAAAGATGATCGGCGGCGAGCCGCTAATGGATCAGAAAAGATTCATTGATTTGTTAGAACGGGTCGATTTATCAAAGATTAAATTACTAATTTCAACGAATGGAACCGTACTGCCAAACGCACGTTTAAAAGAACTTATTGATCAATGTAAACAACTAGTGCTTGACGTTAGCATTGACGGTGTAGGTTCAGTTAACGAATGGTATCGTTGGCCTACTAAAGTTAGCGAAGTTGAAGTAGTTATGAATCAATTTCAAGAGTGGTGGGGTGATCGCCCTGAATTCCATTTAAGAACACATACTGTAGTTAATATATACAACATATGGAACTTAGATGAATATGTTGAGTATATGAATATAAATTATCCAAAATGGATTCTTGATTTTGATTGGATGAATCGACCATATTGGCAAGCGACCGCTATTTTGCCTGAAAAGTATAAAAAAGAACTTGCAGAAAAATTAACATTGTGGAGTACTACCGTTAAAGGTAATTGGCACAGTTGGGCTGGTAATCCGTTCGTGTCGACTTTACACAGAATGAACTTACCGTCCCAGTCCAATTTGGAAGAATTTAAAGAAAAAACACTAGCACTAGCCAAAGAACGTGATTTAGATGTGCTCAAAATGGTTCCGCATATTGCTAGATTGTTCGAAGACTCGGTTGACAATACTCCAGAATGAACATATAATATATGTATTGCTTAACAAACAGGAGTAGAAATGGCGACTAAAGCACCAGTAAAAAAGACCCGTGTAACTAAAGCTCAAGTTACAGCACACCGTACTCGTGCTGTTAAAGACCATAGTCCAGTTTGGGAAGGTTGCGAGGCATGGGATGCCGATACATTCCATCGCCATTTTAAACGCTCAATGGACTACTACCGCTTAGAGTCCGACATTAAAAGTTACAAGCCGGCTGTTGTCAAATGGATGGAATCCGTTGGCTGTACTCGAGCAGACATTACAGCGTTCAAAAAAGTTAAAGATAGCCGTGTTGGTACAACAATGGGCGCCGTTGCCTGCTGTTTGAATCGTGGAATGACTACGCTACGTGCTGACTTTAATCAAGGCCGTGACACTGCCGCTTGGTTGCGAGCAGAGATTGTCAAAGTAATTGCTGAAGGTAAAAACGATATTGATCCTGATGAGGCCAAGGCAATTGAGGCGGCGAAGCCTGCTGTTTATACACCTTCAATACAAGATCGTGTAAAAGAAGCCGCTTATAGAATGACTGAGGAAATTGAAGATGCTATTGAAGGCTTTCAAGTAGATCCAGAAGCATTTGATCCAAAGGCATTTAAGATGCTTAACTTGCTCAAAGGTAAAGAAGTCAAAGCCGCACATGCTCGCATCATCAAAGGCTTTTATGCTAAAGATCTAGCAGAACTTGAAGAACTTGCTAGCGGCAAGGCAGACGAGCAGTTGCGTGAAGGCTATTCACATCGTACTAAGAAGCAGATTAAGAACTTAATTGCCTTCTATCAAGAGATTATGAGTGCGTGTGATATGCTGTCACAAGAAGCTAAGGTCAATCGTAAACCACGTGCTAAGAAAGCAGTTCCAGCAGAAAAGATTGTTGCTAAACTCAAGTATATGAAGACTAACGAGCCGTTAAAACTTGTAAGTATTAACCCTACAGATATCGTAGGAGCCGGCGAGTTGTGGGTTTATAATTCTAAAACTCGTAAATTGGGCAAGTATGTTGCCGCCGAATACCAAACACTCGGCGTTAAAGGAACCACAATCATTGGATTCAACGAAAACTTGAGTGTTTGTAAGACTCTGCGCAAGCCCGAAGAGAAACTCAAAGAATTCAAAGCGGCAGGCAAGGTACAACTACGCAAGTTCTTAGACGACATCAATGCCACAGACACTAAAATGAATGGTCGACTAAACGAAGAAACTATTCTACTTAAAGTAGCATAAGGGTTAGCAAAACATGGATAAATACTCTAAAGAGAGTATTATCCATGACCAACTTGCTTACTATCCAAGAAGATAAAATTGTTATAAAAACCCTAGTTTTAGAATCAACTTCGGGTGCGGTAACCCATGACGGAACACTTACTGTTAGTAGTGATCTCGCAGTAGGGGGTACTATAACAGCCGGCACAGTCAAAGTCAAAAACTTAATTACAGAATCCGGTACAATTGAAGGTGTTGGACAGTGGACTGTTAATACTGAAGAAGAATTAAACGGTAAAGGGTTAGGCTGGACTTGGGGGCTTGGCAACGTACAGTTAATTTATAAAAATGGCGGCAGAGTTTGGACTAACGGTGATGTTGATTTAAACCGCGATAAATCTTACAAAATTGACAATACTACTGTTATTAGTCTAAATCAACTAGGCACTCAAGTTAAAAAGAGTAGCTTAACAGAAGTTGGTAATCTAAGAAAGTTAGCAGTAGACGGTGATGCAACCATTGGCGAGTTTGCGTTTTTTAATTCTTCCATGAATCGTATTGGTATCAATGTTGAGAATCCACATGGTGTTTTAGGTATTGTTGAAAATGATGTAGAAATTATTATCGATTCCCCAAGCGTTGGGTTGGCTACTATAGGAACTTATACTAATCACGATCTAGCATTAGTAACAGATAACACCGCTCGCATTACTGTAAAAAATGACGGGGAAGTTCATATAGGCGAAGAGCGTTACAAAAATGGTGTATTACGAGTATACGGCACATTGTTTGCTGAAAACATAGTTTCTGATACTAGATTAGAAAAATCTACCTCTTTAGAATTTAGAGCATCTGATAATGATAACATTTATGGCAAAGGTCTAGTATGGTTGGGCAACGGAACAACAAAGCAGTTAACCATCCAAGCTAATCCTGATAGACTATTATCCACAGAGTCATTAGAACTAGCACAAGATAAACAGTATTACATTAATGGCTCTATGGTCCTATCAGCACACAGCCTTGGTCCAAATGTAACAGAATCAAATTTAAATTCTGTTGGCGCACTAAAATCGCTAGTAGTCAAAGGCGAAACTACATTCTTAGGACCAGTAATTACTGATGCTCTTACTGTTAAATCACTAACATTACAGTCGTTAGCAAGCGCAGACTCATTCGCAATCAACATTGACAATCACCAAGCATTCTACGCAGACGATTTAAAAATTGAAATTGGCAACAAGTTAAATAGTCGCCGGGCTGTAAAAGTGTTTGGACAACTAAGTATTGGCATCAGCAATCCAGACCCAACTGTAGATTTAGCAGTTAAAGGAAATATCAGTTTTGCTGATAAAAAGTTTACAACCGGAACGGGTGCGCCTGTAACTGGAATGGCTACTAAGGGTGATGTTTGTTGGAACTCAGATCCAGCCGAGTTTACCTATATTGGTTGGGTTTGTGTTGCTACTGGAGAACCCGGCACCTGGTTGCCGTTTGGCGCAATTAGTCGTCAATAACATTGACCTTACACTACAATAGTGTATAATTACTATATGCGGACTTAGACGCTCATCCCGCAATATAAACTCTGCGTGTCATTGTTAACAAGGAAACTAAACAATGGCAACTCTACAACCAGTAGCTTACAAGTATACAAGCACTAAAGAATATCACGACGCATTTCCATGCGCCTATCGCCAGTGGCGAGCTGATAGTCACTGTAATCTAATTCACGGCTATTCATTTAGCATGAAGTTTTACTTTGGCACCAACGACCTAGATGTCCGCAATTGGGCGGCTGACTATGGTGGTTTAAAAGAACTAAAGAAAATCCTAGAAGATCAATTTGATCATACACTTATTGTAGCACAGGATGATCCAGAAATGGAAACATACAACCTGCTAGTAGAGAAAAAAATGGCTAAAGTAGTTGTTTTGCCAAAACTAGGATGCGAAGGTCTTAGTGAAATGCTGTACAAGTATGTTAATGGCGTTTACATTCCAGACATGTGGGGTGATGGTGAAGCAAAGCGTCTATGGTGCTATCGTGTAGAAGTACGTGAAACTCAAAGCAATATGGCCTTTACTGAAGGCCACCGTGAATGGAATGAAGATTTATTTGCGTAAATTTTGGCACGTTTGGGCTAAAGCATTGGGTGAGAAAGCAGGCAGTTCGGACGTGGAGGCGGACCGAATTGCTTGTATTAGAACGCTGATTGTGTTAATATATGTTATTACTAACTTCTTTATAATCGCAGGTGTCATACGACACTGGTGAAAGGCACAAATGGGCAAAATAGGCTTCGCATGTAAATGGATTGATCGTCCCGATCAAGTTAATGGCATTCACAAAGATGATGATGCCAAACAATATAACACCGGCTCAACTACTGTTGCATGGTTAAATAGACAGTCAAGAGATGTAGCAGAGCAACGGTTATGGGACCTAATGGTAGGCAATATTGAATCAACACGAAAGCTAGTTGAAAGAGTCGCCTTACTTGATCCTGCCCTTAGGATGGTTAGAATTAGTAGTGATATTTTGCCAGTTTATACTCAAGCCGACTACGCTAACTTTTGGCGTAAGCCTGATGTTATAGCATACTGCGAAACTAACTTTAAGAGAGTAGGTGATATTGCTCGTGCCAATCATGTTCGATTGTCTATGCATCCCGGGCAGTTTGTTGTGCTAGCTAGTATTAACGAAGGTATTGTTGAAAGAAGTATAGAAGAATTTGAATATCATGCCGACATGGCTCGATGGTTGGGTTACGGAAAAACCTTCCAGGACTTTAAAATTAACGTACATATTAGTGGCAAACAAGGTCCCGACGGGATACGAACTGCCTACAAACGCCTTACCCCCGAAGCCCGGAATTGTATTACAATTGAAAACGAAGAAAACTCATGGGGGTTAAATGATTGTTTATCTATTAGCGACATCGTTCCTATTGTGCTCGATGTACACCATCATTGGATACGTGAAGGGGAATATATCCTTCCGGAAGATGATCGCGTTAAGCGTGTTGTGGATAGCTGGCGTGGTGTGCGCCCTACTATGCATTATTCAGTTAGTCGTGAAGATTATCTTGTGGGCCATGACAGCCTTACCGCACCTGTTCATGCCCAACTACTTCTAGATGGATATAAGAAACAAAAGCTGAGGGCACACAGCGACTTTTATTGGAATCAAAAAACAAACGAATGGGCAATAACTTTTCTAAACCAGTTCGACATAATGTGCGAAAGCAAGGGGAAAAACCTCGCCAGCATGGAACTGTACAAAAGCTCTCTAGAGAGCAATTAATTTTCAGAATAGAAACACTAAGAGAAGAACTAGAAGAAAATCCTAACCTCGACGAAAAACGAAGGGTTAGGATTCAAGAAGACATGGCTAATTATTCTAGCCAATTATCTAAGTTCTAATCACTCTGCTTTAGGTTTTTTAGGAGCACGTGGCTTTTTAGCTGATGGGGACTTCTTAGCTGTCGGTTTCTTTTTAGCTGGAGCAATAGATTCAACCACAGCTTGAACAGCTTGATCAGCTACTGACGTAGCAACTTCTGCTACTGGAACAGGGGTTGGAGCAACTTCGACTTTGTAAGGTGCTACTTCGACTGCTACTTCTTTTTTACTAAAAAAACTTTTGATAAATTTAATCATGGTTAATCTCCTGGTGTTTTATTTATAGCTAAATATCATTATGTACAACTTTATCAAGCATATCACGCTACACGAGGGTAAAACGCCTAGCACACTAGTACAGACTAAACTTCCGTATGGCAAAGATGATCTAGAGCCGAGCATGAGTAGAGACAGTATTGACTATCACTATGGCAAGTTATACAAGGCCTATGTTACTCGATTTAACGATGGGGAAGGCGATCCCGACTTTAATGAGGCGGGTGCGTTTTTACACAATATTTGGTTTACTCAGTTTCAAAAACCCACTAGATCAAACGAGCCAGATGGATCGGCGGGTGAATTTATTAACAAACATTTCAAAACTTTTGATAAGTTTAAGGATGCGTTTGAAAAAGAAGCCATGAAGATTCAAGGTAGTGGATGGGCATATCTAGCTCGAGATGGCAAAATCAAAACTATTGCTAATCACGAAATCAAGCAGGATATCGTACTGTTAGTAGACTGGTGGGAGCATGCCTGGGCATTGGATTACCAAGCTGATAAGAAAGGCTATCTAGCCAATCAATGGAAGATCATGAACTGGAATGTGATCAGCTCTAGAGTTGGCCTAGCGTCTTAAGACTGCTCACAGGCATATCCCATACATTCCTAGCTTCAACACCCTTGCTCTGAGCAAATTTCTTAGCATCACAATCACCGCATACATGGTAATATTTGTCACTCACTCGCTTGGGAGACATGTTGCCTTTGTCACGCCTAAACACAGTTTGACAACTATCACATCTCATTACTAGTACTGATTTTTTACGCATATAGGTATGCATTGTACCATATTTGCTTTTACGATAGTGTGGAGTATTGATAAATTCAGTGCTGATATACATCATGTATTTACATTAAGGTTATAAAATGGTATTGATAAATATCATAACAAGGACCTAATGTGATCACAATTTCAGAGTCAGCTAAAGTAAAAATCAAAGATCTGCTATACGAAGAGGGAAATCCCAAGCTAGCACTACGTACATTTGTGCAAGGCGGAGGTTGTAGCGGATTTAGCTATGGCTTTACATTTGACGATGTAATGAATGAAGATGACTTTGAAGTCCCATTAGATGAGTTTCGTGTACTTATAGACAGCATGAGTATGCAATACTTACAGGGCGCAGAAATAGACTATAAAGAAGAACTCATGGGCAGTTCTTTTACAATTAAAAATCCCAACGCACAAACTACGTGTGGGTGCGGATCAAGCTTCGGAGTTTAAGAAAAATGGCAAAACAAACAATTGATATTGGCGTACAAGGTAACGACGGCACTGGTGATAGTATACGTGAGTCGTTCCGTAAGGTAAATGAAAACTTTACACAAGTTTACGGCATATTGGGTGGGGATAAGATTAAATTTAATGCCCTTGATGATGCGCCGTCTAGCTATGACCCGGACCAAATTATCATGGCTAGTCACACTGGCGATAAACTTACCGCACGTACAATCGTTAGTACTGATAATTCAATTGCGTTTACAACTAGCAACAATGGACAACTCGATATTCGATCAAATGCTGGTAAGCTAGTTAACGAATACACGCCAACATTAGGTGCTCCGTTAAATGCGTTTTTAGGTATTGGTAATGTTCAAGCACCGAATCAAACATTAGTCGATGCATTTAACGCAATATACGTAACTCCCGGATTCAGCATTACCATTGACGATTTAGTTATTCCAAAAGGATATGCTGATAATAGATATATCCAACGATCTGCTACTGGTACACTAGGAGACCCGTTAAAAGTACGTAACGAGCCAATTGCCCCTGATACTACTGACCCAGATTATGATGTACGATTATCTAGCAATTATTTAAAAACTGAAGCTGTACAACGTCAGCACGTAGTATACCGCGGTGGTGATACAATGACAGGCGCCCTAACATTGAGCGATCATCCTGCTCCAATGGCTGGACAAGGCACTCCGAATAGCGGTGACGACTTACAAGCCGCAACTAAGTTTTATGTAGATAATAGTACGTATTCAAGCAATGTTAACTTATATGTTTCTGCTAGTAATGGTGATGACTTACAACAAAAAACACCAGTAGGCAAAGAAGGCCGTTATTGGAACTATGCTTATAAGACCGTTGGTGCTGCCGCTTTACAAGCCGAAACACTAATTGCTCTAGCAACACAGGAACCTGGCCCATATCGTCAACGATTAAGTTACACCATCGGGGCGGATCAAACATTTTCTACAGTCCAAAGCGCAACACTATCCGGTGGCAATAGTGGAGACACTGGCTATACCGATGCTAGAGATTTGTTAGAATTAAACACACCTTTTATTCAAGCTGAGGTTGTTGCGTATATTAACAACAAATATGTTAACACGTTTACTTACGATAAAATTAAATGTAGTCGCGATGTTAAATTAATTTTAGATGCTGTTGGATACGACCTTGTTTTAGACAGTACATTTAATGTTACTAGAGCTGCAACAAGTTCATTACAAAAAATTGCTCCAAACAATTTAGTACAAACAGTTAGCGGTATTAAATTTGCCCGAGATCAAATTTTAAATAATTCATATAGCACAATAGGTGTTGACGATTACATCACTAATGTAATCAATGCGTTGGCATATGATTTAGTATTCCAATCAAACTATCAATCAATACAAGTAGGTCTAGCATTTGCGAGAGCTGGCACATTCTTAAGTCAGTCAGAAATAATTGAGGTACTTACCAATTTAAAATATCAAATCATTGGCAATCCGGATGCTGTGCCAGTAGTTGCCGGTATCACTGCGGTTAAAGATATACCTTCAGCAGTTAGTTCAATTGTGTCAAACATTGAATTGATTTCTAGCATCATCCTTGGCAATAAGTTGCCCGATGTTGTTATTCCTAATTTATCAGGAACTACCTCAGCGCAGAATTCAGCAAAACAATTATTATTGAACAATATTACATTTATTCAAGCTGAGGTAATTTCGTTCTTAACAACTGAGTATCCAGGATTAACCTATAACAAAGCTACCTGTCAACGAGATGTTGAGTATGTTATTTGGAGTGTAGTCTATGACATGATGTATGGCGGCAACAGCCAATCCGTGTATGCTGGTTTAAGATATTGGATCGGTGCTGTTTTAAATATCCAAGAAACAGAAGTTGCCCCAATAATTGCAGCATTTACCTATGTCAAATCGTTATCGTTATCAATTATTGATAATCAATCACCAACTACTGTATATCAGCAAAGTGTTAAGCAATATAGAAACGAAACACTAAGCGGAGTTGTACCCGGTGATGCTGTTAGTTTATCAATTGGCGGCGGTGTTGATAATGTCATTACTATTATCGACGACAGTGGTAATGCGCCAGCAGTTGTATATCCAATAGCTGCCAACGCCCCAATTAGTTTACAAGGAGCAAGGTCGGCAATTGTTGATCCTGCCAAAGTTACTGTATTGTTAACATCTTCTACAAATTATATTGATAATAACTTTACTCCAATCAACAATCCAACAATTTTAAGTCAAATCAGCGACTTATTCCAAATTGTTACTGACTTATTAGAAAATGGTATTGATACTAGAGTGTATCCAACATTTACTGATCCCGATGCGGTCTATCGACCACTTGGATATCGACATGCTAGAGATTTAATACTAAACAACATTGACTTTATTATTGCTGAGACTATTGCGTTTATTAACGCAAATCCTCACGCAACAGGTTATAGTCAAGCAACCTGTGCTCGAGATTTAGGTTATATCATAGAAGGGGTTGCTTACGATATTACCTACGGTGGTAACAGCGGGGGTATCTTATCTGGACAACAATACTTTCAATATTCAGCATTACAGATCGCAGGAAACGAATTAACTTCAACCCTTGCGGCGCTGGCATTTGCTCAGTCATTATCAATACGTGTAAGTCAAAATGATGTGTTGTTAGCTGGAGAGCTTGGACAAACATTAATTCCACAATACAGTAACAATGCTTGGAGCAACGGCTCTTATGCTGCCTCTGTAATTAATAATTCTTGGAACGCTACATACACTATTATTAACGAGGCTAATCCAGACCTTCCAACAGAAACATTAGATCTTGTCTACCCTGTTATTGATAATGGTGCGTACGATGCTGATGCTATCACAGCAAGAGAAATTATTCAAGCAAGTAAAACACAAGTTGCGTATGACACCATCATATACATTGACACAACATTCAGTGGTGGATTTAACTATGACGAAACAGTCTGCTATCGAGATGTTGGACTAATCATTACCGCCATGGTCATTGACTTAGTTACTGGCGGAACTTATCAAAGTATTGGTGCCGGTAAGAGCTATTACAAAAATGCGTCAGCTAAGGCTATTGCGATTGGAACACAATATTCTGAAACCCTCGACGGTATTCAATACGCTAAGACTGTTGCGTTACAGGTACTAAATCAAACTAAAGCAACTAGATATCAACTGTTAGTAGAACAACAGCTACGTCCTGCTAAGACCGCAAGCAGTGGCGCTAAAACAACGTTCAGTAATAATATGGACTTGTTAATTAACATCATACAAAACGGGTATGGTGCGGCACCTACTCCAAGTTTTGGTACTGGTATTTGGAACGTGGTAATATCAAACGGCGGCAATGGGTATGTTGATCAAGGTATTCCGGGCAACAACGACATTATTCCTGCGAAGGTGCTTGTAGGATATTCAAGTGCTGCCTATGGTACTATTGTAAAATACCTACCAGGAGCAATTAGTAATGTTGATACTATTCAGATTCGGTTAACTAAACCAGGATTTTTTGTTCTTGGAGAGCAACTTGAATTTGGTGAAACTGTAAGGGAACTACAAATTGTTATCTTTATGGAATCTGGTGTTTATTACGAAGACTATCCAATTAGACTAGCCGACAACGTGTCAATTAAAGGTGACGAATTCCGTAGAACTATTATGCGTCCACGCGATCGTATTAGTCAATCTCCTTGGAGGAAATTATTCTTCTATCGTGACGCAATTATTGATGCGATGCAATTGGGTCCAATTAATTATTCAGGAACAGATTATGCGGCTGGTTCTTCAATTACGTTAGGCGGCGTCAATAACACTATCACTATTAGTCTAGGCACTGGACAAGTTCCGCAAAGTTGGATTAGTAAAGTATTAGTGGACGATACTACTAAGGTAACTGCTACAACCACTACACAATCAACTGGTAGAATAACTACTAGTACTAATCACGGATTTGAAATTGGTAGCCCTGTTGTATTTAGGGGAACTACGTTTGGCAATTTAGTAACAGGTCAAATTTACTATGTATTAACAACTCCAACGCTAACAACCTTTACGTTAACGGCCAAATACAATTCTACAGTGCCAGTTGCGTTGATCAACGGCAGCGGTAGTATTACGGTCATGCGAGACGATCGCCGAGGTAAGGCAGTTGTTACCAGCGTGAGCGGTAATGTTATGAACTGTGAAGTCATATATCCATTTAATGCGGCAGTTACACTGACTACTGGTAATTGGCACATATACGATACTATTAATTATGGTAGACATTATCTAACAAATCCGTTAGACATCACCAGCGAAGCTAAAAATAATAAAGAAATTGACGTTATTTTATGTAACGATGCTGTTCGGGTAAACAATATAACATTCCAAGGGCATGGTGGCTTTGCCATGGTACTTGACCCAGAAGGATCAATTAAGACTAAATCACCATACGGACAAGTAGCAACAAGTTTTACTCAATCAAATAATCGCAAGCGGTTTGCAGGTGGGCAATTTGTTGACGGCTTTACTGGTAGACTATTTGGTACAATTACCAACATTGCCAACAGCGGTATTACTGTTACCGTAGTTGGAGAAACAAATAGTGGGCTTGATATACGACCGCCACAGGCACCTTGCGTGTTTTTTGTTCAAGGAAATCGTTTCCAAATTAATGATATAGTAAGTTTTGATTCAGCAACTAAAACCGTTGTACTAACATTAGATACTGCTACCCCATACGATCCTACTAATGTATCTAACCCGGTTGGATATAATCAAGCAACTTGCTCACGTGACGTTGGTTTAATCCTTGATGCCGTAACCTATGACATGGTACTTGGGTCTAATTTCCAAACTATTAGAGCAGGTATATCATATGCTCGAGCAGATGCTAGCCTTGTTATAACAAATCAAAAGACACAAACTGTAGCAGGACTTAACAAAACTAGAGATCTAGCATTGGCTACTATTGCCGGTAATAGTTCGGCAGTAGCTGCAGTTACTAGTAGTATGAATATTCTTAATACTATTATTGACCAAGGCATTACGGCAGCTCCAACAATTACATACCCAACTAGCGTAAACTCGACAGCGGCAGCAGTTAAATTAAAAAATAACTTACAAGCCAACAGATCGTTTATTCGAGCTGAAATTGTTGCGTGGATTGCTTCTACATACGCAATTAAAACAATTCCTAATTACAGCGCAGTAACATGTTCACGTGATGTAGGCTATATGATTGATGCTATATGTTACGACATAATGTATGGTGGTAATAGCATGACGTTTGATGCAGTACTATCGTATTATGGGCGAAGTGTCTCAGGCGAAAGCGGCAGCAATCAAATTACAGGTGAAGAATCAGTAACGGCAGCGGCCTACGGACGTTTCAAGAACGTACTACAACAAATTTCGTTAAACACAACAGTTAGTAAATCAGCTGGTAATATTGCTGTACAAACAATTACTGCCGGTTATATTATTTTAAACACTGATGCTGAATATATTAAAATTGGAGATTTAAGTGATTTAATTGTTGACTATGTGCTTGATGGCGTGAGCGCAACTTCAAGAACTACTCCTTCATTATCTGGCTTGCCAACCGGCGCTGGATCATTAATTGAAGCACAGACATTAATTGTAGCGGCCAAGACTTCAATCAAAACTAATACAATCACCTATCTAAATAACGGTGGTGGATTATTAATCAATCTTGAGATGGGCGGCAACAAGTCCATGTTAGCCAACGACTTTGCGATGATTAACGATTTAGGTTATGCTGTTATTTGTACCAACGGCGGTATTTCAGAACAAGTTTCAACATTTACATATTACTGTTATACACACTATTGGTCGAATAACGGCGGACAAATTCGTTCTGTTGGTGGGTCTAACGCACACGGGGTGTATGGTCTACGAGCTTCAGGATATGATGTAACTGAAAAACCCGATAGTGTTACACTTGCCAACAACATGATGCAGGTAGCCCGTGTGTATAAACAAGGTAGTTTTGCCGGGGAGATGACCCCAACTACTGCTAAACAATCATTGGCCGTTTACATTATTGGCTACGACTTTTCTCCTTATAATACATCAGAACTTGAAATTGATCACAGTATTATATTTGGTGGGGGTATTACTCGATACGAAGTAACCAGCGTTGAACATACTACTGTTACTATTAACGGACAAAACGTTCTTAAGATTAACCTAAGTACCGCAGGTAACAATGGTACTTCAAGCACTGGCCTTGCTTATACACTGTATGACGGACAACAAGTAACTATTAGATCATTGACTAATATTAAGTTTACAGGTATTGACAACGTTAGACCTACTCGTCCAAGTACCGCGTTGCAATTTAATGACAAGTTAGCTGACATCTATCGTGTTATTGCTTATAACCTAAGCGAATCAACAGGCGAAACGTTACCTGCTAATATTGCGGTGTTAGGTACAGATGCGTCATTCCAATATTATAAATTTGTAACTGATATCTTAAATATTGGGTTACTTGACCCAGATGGCGCAATTACTGTAACTGGAGCAAGTGGTAGTGGTTCAACTGTTACTATTACTTTTGCTAATCAAGGAAGTGCTCCGTTTGCTGCCGGCGATAGTATTACAATACAAGGCGTAGTAAACACAGGAGGTACTACTGATTTATATAACGGTACATATACTGTTACGACTTGTAGCGCCACTCAAGTACAATACGCTAGCACAGTAACAGCAACCTACGCCAGTGGCGGACAGGTTGGGGCAAAAACACAGGGTGCTAAGGTTGGTGACAATAAGATCTCTGTACTACAGATCAGCGTACAAGCAACAATTGACCAAATTAATAAAGGTACCTACGTAACTGGCTGGAATGGTCGTATACATACAATTTCTAGTTATACACAACCAACGTTTATTGCCACAGCAAGATTTGTAAGTGGCGGTAGTGCCAGTACAACTATGCTTGTTGACACAGTACTTGGGGTTATTGAGATTGGCGATATTATTGTTAATGCCGCGTTTTCAAGCAATCAATATGTACTGAGCGTTACTGCTCCGGTATATCCAAGCACTTTGACAACTGTAGTATTAAGCGCATTAGCCAACACAGCAATCGTTGGCAGCTCATCAATTACATTTGGTACACAATATACCGGATATTTAAATATTGATCCAAACCCAGTTATTAACATCGTCGGCGACGGCAGTGTTATTAGTGCGTTGACATTTGTTAGTAAAACTGTTCCAACAAGCGGTAAAAAGATTGTTACTTATAGCGTTCCTTGGACGCCTACGGCTTTGCCAATTGTTGATGCTTGGTATAATATTAGTGGACAAACTGGTGCTAGTGTAGCATACAACGGATATCGTCAAGTTACTGGGGTATTGAGTAAAACGCAAATTACGGTACCTGATGTCACTGGATTGGCAGTAGGTATGGTTGTGACCAGCTCAACAGCGGGTGCTTATATTTCGTCAGGTACTGTTATTCAAAGCATTGACAGCACTACACAATTTACAATTGCCCCTGCTGGTTGGATTCCAGCCGGAGCCAGTGTTAGTTCCACAGTGGTATCAGTATTAGATCGTATTACTATAACCAACGGTGGTAGTGGATTTACTACTCCGCCTACAATTATTATTGGACGTGGCGGCAGTATTAACGGGGCGTTTGTCAACGGCGAGACTGCCGGGGGCCTGGCTACTTGTACAATTAGTGGCGGCAGTATTACTGCTGTTAGCATTGTAAGTCCGGGATACGGCTACACCTCTACCCCATTAGTTTACTTGAATGGGCAAGTAATTGATACTTCTCATAATAACGCTACTCTTACTGCTGTGTTGTCAGCTACTGCAACAGTTACTCCAGTTGCTGTGGCAGGTGTGTCAACTAACCAAATTTCAGTTGCCTATACTAGCAACCCAGGAACATTTACCAAGAGTAACTATGCTGAGTTTGTTGGGGCAATGGCAGGGTCTACTACATTAACTGTTAGTTCGTTGACTACAGGTACTATTGCTATTGGCCAAACTATCGTCGGTGACGGCGTTACTCCTGGCTCGTACATTACCGCAGGATCTGGATTATCATGGACTGTAAGTCCTTCACAAACATTCACTAGTACCGCGGTTACTGCTCAAGTAGCAGTTAACACATTTACTAGTATAACCGGCCCTGCTTCATTTACTGGAACTATTGTTGGGACTACACTAACTGTGGTTGCTGTGGGCACTGGCACTATTGCCATTGGCCAAGGAGTCACTGGTACAGGTGTATCAGCGGGAACTTATATTACCGCTGGTTCTGGATCATCGTGGACTGTTAGTGTTTCACAAACGGTAGCAAGTGGAATTATAACAACTACCTATGCGGTAGTATTAGGTCTGCGTACACAAGGTACTGCTCCAACAGTTGGTAAGTATTTTAATATTACCAGTAACAACAATCCGTTGTATAACGGATTCTACTATTGCGTGGCCAGTACTACTAGTAGCATTACATTAAGCTATCCGTATAACCCAGGTACATGGAACAGCGGTGTTGCTAGTATTACTATTGCCAGTTACGACAGCGTTACTGGCACTGGTCCGTATCTAGTAACCTACACGATACCAAGTCAAACTAACTTGCCGGCCGTTGGTAGTTATTGGACAGTTACTGGAAATGCTACTGCTGGGTATAACCGTACCGTAACCGTTACTGCGTCAACGGCAACAACAGTCACAGTTAGTTATGCTTCCAATCCCGGAGCATATAGTACTGGAATAACTGTATTAACTCCTGTAACTTTTATAATGAAAGAAGTTACTACAGGAACCAGTAATTCGTTAGGTATTAGTAAACCTTTCCCAACTGACGCTGCCGCAACACTGCGTTTAGGATATGGTGTTGGGGCGTCAGCACAGATCACTCAGCGTATTAGTACAAACCGTGCTACGGGGCATGATTTCTTAGACATCGGTACTGGTGGGTATTCAACTACCAACTACCCATATACCATTTATGGTAATCCAGTAATAGGTCGTCAACAAGCTCAAGAAATTCAAGAGGACGGAGTCGGTCGTGTGTTCTATGTAACTACTGACCAAAACGGTATCTTCCGAGTTGGTAAGTTCTTTACAGTTGACCAAGGTACCGGTACTGTTACATTCTCAGCGTCAATTGCATTGAGTAACTTGGACGGATTAGGATTTAAACGTGGTGTTGTTATCAGTGAGTTCTCAACAGACTCAACTATGACCAACAACGCTAGTGAGATTGTTCCAGTACAAAGTGCTGTTCGAGGATACATTGATAAACGACTGGGTCTTGATCACGGCGGTGGCCCAGTTCCGTCATCTAACTTGATTGGACCAGGTTACTTGCCATTGAACGGCGGAACAATGAAAGGTAACCTTAACATGGCTACTTTTGGCATTGGCAACATTGCTACTCCAGTTGGCGCATTTGATGCGGCAACCAAAGGGTATGTTGATGCGTTAGTTGACGCTCACGATCAATTTGGTGAATTGCGTGATGCAAACTTTACCAGTGTCGCCCAAGGAAACATTGCTGTATATGATTTAAACACAACATTTACAATCATTGGCGCAAGTGGCACCGGAGCAGTTGCCACAGTAAATTTTGCTACACAATCTAGTCCTCCGTTTGCTGTTGGATCAATTATTAGAATCAGTGGAATTCTAACATCAACTGGATACAATGGTGAATGGCTAGTAACTGACTGTACTATTAACTCAGTATCATGGATCAGCACATATACAACCCTATGGGGCGGTAGTGGAACTGTGGTGAGGCCGCAGTGGAAAAATATTGCTCTACCGGCAACTAGCACAGGTAACGATGTTACTATAACATACAACGCAGGTGCTGGTACAATTACTACAGCAATTGCTAGCGGTAAGATTACTAACACAATGGTTAGCGCAAGTGCAGCTATTGTTCAAAGTAAACTATCAATGACTGCCGCTGGAACTATTGCTCCAACAAGTTTATCACCGTACACTGCCCCAAGTGTCGCACAGGCAGACTTAGGTCTTGCAGCATTTGATCAACAACAATTTACATCATCAAATGGTTGGATTACTATTAAACCAAGTAGCTCAACAAGCACTGGTGTAACTTTAACCAGACTACAATATATTGGTGCCAAGAGTCTTGTTGGTAATTTAGGTACTGTATCGGCTGCTCCTACTGAAGTTACTCCGGGCAATGTTGTTACCGCAGGTGACGGTATTAAGAACGCATCATTTGCTGCCAGCGGTGTGATGATCACAGCATACGATGGTTCTAACACTAACAATAATACATACAGTATTACTGCTGTTACAACTAGTGGCGGTAATAACAGTATTGTCAAAACTGGTAGTGCTGGGGAGATCGATGCTAAACAGTTAAAGATTGACGGCTATAAGATCATTGATACTACGGCGGCAACTCCAAGTGTAGATTTTTATACTCCTGGAACATTTAACTTCCTAACTGCTACCGGTACTGATGGTAGCAACGGAGTAGCAACTGTTTACGGCACTATTGATGTTACAAACGGTTCGTTAAAAACTAAGAGCTTGTATACTGGTGCTCCGGCAACCACTGGTTCAATTGTAGGCGATTGGACTGTGGCGGCGGCAAGTCAATTGAGATTCGCTACTGGCAGTAACTTAACTATATCAGATGGTACACTAACTGTGACAACTGGTCTACTCGATATTACTGGTGGTACACTAAAGAGTGTTACTCTTACAACTGGTGCTAGTGGCACACGGGGCGACATCACTGGTGCGTGGCATCTAAGTGGCGCATTTGAAGCTACCTATGCTGACTTGGCTGAATATTATGAAGGCGATCAAGAATACGAAGCAGGTACCGTGCTAGTGTTTGGCGGAGATAAAGAAGTTACAACAACTGTTACAATGAACGATACCCGTTCAGCAGGAGTAGTAACAACTAATCCAGCGTATGTGATGAACAGTGAACAAAAAGGTATTAAAGTTTGTGTTGCACTAGCTGGCCGTATTCCATGTCGAGTAGTTGGACGTGTTAAGAAAGGTGACATGCTAACAACTAGTGCTACTCCTGGATGTGCTGTTAAAGCAACAACACCAACACTAGGTGCTATTATTGGTAAAGCATTAGAGGATAAGGACTACGGCGAAGCCGGAGTAATACAAATTGCTGTAGGGAGAGCATAATGACTAAGCAACATATTAATACTGGAACTGCAGCCAATGCTAAAAATGGCGACCCAATACGTACAGCGTTTGATAAAGTAAATGCAAACTTTGACGAACTGTACGCGGCAGGGAATCCTATACAATATCATCTAGGTGATGATACACAGTTTGTAGACATTGATCCAGATACTGGTATGGTTGTTATACAAAGTGGATTTGATACTGGCATGCCAGTGTACATCAAAGGTGCTAACTGTAGTGATGAAGGGGTTGGTGGTAACGTTATTATTGAAGCTGGCGGTGCTCCACTACCCAACAATGGAACTACTGGCAACATTGAATTGGCCGCACAGCAGGTTACTATCGAGTCTAACAATAACATGTGGACCTTTAGAGATGATGGAGTATTAGAACTACCAGAAAGTGGTGACATTGTTGACAGCAACGGTGACTCAGTATTAGGTGGTACTGCTGACCCTGGCAGTTGGACATTCGATACAGTTACAGCAACTACCGATGGAAATATTATTGTCAAGGCCGGCAGCGGTGAAGCCGCTTGGGCAAGCCTATTAAGCAACAACGGTGCTAATAGTTTTTGGGTAGATGATGTTGGAGCACATGTTACTAGCAATTTTGTCGAAGGTGAGACAACTGAAAACTATTGGACATTTGGCACAGATGGTACGTTAACATTCCCTAACGGTACATGGCTTGGATCTCTAGAAGGCTCTGCTGGTATCTTTGGTCCAAACGGAACAGATTTTTTAATCAATACTCGCTTTGATAACACAGGTGGTTATCAGGCGTGGACATTTGGCACCAATGGTATATTAACATTACCTACTGATGGTAGTATTGACACACCTAGTGGAACTGGTGGATTCAAGATAACCACAGATGGTCAAATACAATTTGCCAGTGGATACAGTATCGGTGGTAGTGATACAGAACTTGGTCTCAGAATGGCCACAGACCGCGGAACCATATTGTTTGGTAATCACCCAGAGCCGGGAACTACTACCCATTTCCACATCATGAAGCAGGATCCGTATCATGTGGACCTATTCCTTGGTGATGATTTCAATTATGTTAAATTAAAAGGCTATGAAAACATTCCCCCATCTATGCCTTATGGTGTAGAGATTGGTGCTAACGATGTCAATGGCGGTGATCAACAAGTTTGGCGTTTTGGTACAGATGGCGTACTAAACTTTCCCAACAACAACGGACAAATAGGACAACTAGAAAGTCCATATACTGGATTAGAATTCCGCACTGGAGCTGGAGCAGATTGGATTGGTATCAGCTACGGTGAGATCAACGACAACAACACCAGCTACTTTTACTTTGACAAAGATGGCGGTGATTACCTAACTGCCAATCATCGTGCTCATTTACAGATTAAGAATCCCGCACACGACGGACACGTTGAATGGTTGTTTGACTCAGATGGTAAACTAACATTGCCTAATGGGTCTACTATAGGAGATGGTGACGCAGTTTTTGGTGTTCCAATAACCACAGCCCGTGGCACTATATTGTTAGGCAACCTAGCAGAGTGTGCGGGTGGGGAAAGTCATTTCCACATAATGAAGGCAGGTCAGCAAGCTATTGATTTATTCTTAGGTGATGACAATAACTATGTAAAACTTCCAAGTGCTGGTGGGGTTGAGATTTCTTCGTCAGAGATTGGTGCCCAACATTATTGGACCTTTGGCACAGATGGTTCTTTACAACTACCAGCTGGTGGCACTATTGCAGAAGGCGGTGGATTTACTGGTGCTATTCGACTTACACCCGCAGGCGGTGCCAACGTTTATCAAGCATTGCTGATTTATCCAACTGCTGAAGGCGAAGGTGATCACATACACTTGACCGCAGGCGGTGGCACCACTGACCTGTATCTAGGCAATGACGATCAATTTGTCAAGATTG